GAACAAGGCTCATACGTTTAGTTCATCAAACCAACGCAATCCTATCGTTTTCCCTGACCCAACAACCCAACCCAAACCCCTGATCATCACCACTCACAATGGCTGATAAAGTTGACCCTCCTCGTGATGTCGTCGCCGAGACCCCTCCGGTCCCGCAACCCGCCTCCTCCGGACGCACTGTTGTCAAACAGCGCCACCCCGCTCAAGGTGCTCCGACCATCTCGCTCGCCAAGGTCCTCGACCTTGAATCTGATGTCCACAAAGGCAAAGGCACCTACCACTCCGGTTCCTACGTCCCTGATGTCCGCTTCTTCGTCCTCTCGCTCTGCACCTACTATGGCCGCGTCTTCTCTGCCACCGATTATGAAGCATCGCAATTCGTTACCCCCCCGTCGCTCATCGCTTACTCGCTTTTCTGCCTCTACTTTTTGCTCTTCTATCGTGATATGCACTCTAAATCGCCCTCCCAGTACGCTCGCACCTTCACCGACTTCGGCCGCTACAATCAACTTCTCAAACTTATGGATGAGGTCTACATTCCCGACGAAATCTTCGAACTCCTCAAAGTTTTCTCCGTCTGGTCCCCCGAACTGATCCCCAATCTTCAGTTTGTCCCATCCCTTGGTTCTACGCTCCCCTTGTACGACATTCCGTACTTGATGCATCCCGCCATCTTCCTCCATGGCCACAACACGCTCTTCAATCGCGCTGATGCTGTTGGACACTACGCTCGGTTCCTCCGAACTGAACTGTTCTCCATCAACTCCGCCTCCCTTGGAAACGCTGCTCGCATCATGACTATCGGTAATCTTATTGGCTGCGCTTACACGCCCAACGCTACTCAAGGCTCCGCTCGACTCATTCAAAACTGGCTCTCCAATGCCATCTTGCCCTTCGTCGACCCTGCCACGCACCGCCAACACCTCCGTCGCACTGGCCTCGCTAAATACGATCTCGGTCTCCCAACCTTCACTTCTGCAAACTGGAATCCATACACTTTCCTTTTTTCTTCGAACGTCTCTTCTAGCTTCGAGTCTTTCATTGACTGCGCCCACGCATGCTCTGAATTCTCTCGTGACCAGCTTAAGGCTTCTCGTCATATGTCTGACCTTTATTCACAGGTCTCGCCCGCTCCCGGCTCATACATGATTCAGTCTTACTCAACCCCCACATGGCACGCCACTAGTCTTCCGTCCGCATCATTCCCTGATGGCGAAATTACTCGCGGTGACTTCGACACTCTGCACACTACGTACACGTTTTTCGGAATCGCTCCCGCCGCCGCCACAGCCAACAGCAACAATCTTCACATGCCTGAAGTTCGTCAAAATCCTGCTACCGCAACCTCGACTTTGATCGGCTTCGTCCCTAACGCATACCTGATTGAACAACACGCTGATCCTGATGTCGCCGTCCCTCAACAACTTTCTTTGATCGACCGCAATGAAATGAAGCATACACGTCCCAACATTCTCGTCTTCGCTCCTGGTGACTCGACTGTTTCCGCCGCTCAATGGCCCATCCTCACTGGCATTGTCGTCCACAACGGAAATATCGACTCCAACGTTATCAAGGCTCCCAACCCCGACGATGACCTTCCTCAAATTCGGTCTCGCTATGTTGATGGATTTGTTTCTCTCCGTGTCATTCGCCCCCGCTTCGCAAACCGGCCCACTTGGCTCATCGCCCGTCAAGCCCTCGAACGCGTCAGTTACTCCACAATCAACTTTTTGTGGCGCTCTGATCTTATCGCTGTTCCTCGTTTCGATGCCGCCCACAACGCCCCCGCCGCTGGTGGAATTACAGGCCTCCTCTGGCCCTTCACCTTCTTCCGTCGCGTTACGCAAATGATTTTCGGTACCAATGTCGCTGTCTCTGACTCCCCAACCGATCCCACTGTCGCTTCCCACAAGCAAGTTGGTGACGCTTGGTCCTCCTTCCGCCTTACAAGTGACTCGAACGCCGTCCCTAGCGTCGAAAACACTTACTTCGGAATCAATCATGGAGAAATCATCTTTGGCCGCAACTCCACCCTCAACAAGTTCTCGCACCCGTCCGACCTCCTTCGTCGTAACTAGTCGCCTTGCTGTATTCTCTGCTCGTTTTTTTGTGATAATTTACACTGTCCTTTCGAGTCTCAGTCTCTACCAATGTCTTTAATGCTTGGATGAGTTAAAACTGAGTCTAAAAAAAAAAAAAAAAAAAAAAAAAAAAAAAAAAAAAAAAAAAAAAAAAATC